GAAGTGATAAAGCAATCATCTAATGTGATTTTTCTCCAAATGTCACCTTCTCTGTTGAATTGTACAATTACAATAGTTCCTACGTAATTCTTTTTCAAGCCCATTTCACCAGTTTCTGGATTATATTGTGCTCTGTACCATTGACGTAATGTTTTGTATAAATACGCTTGGTTAGAATCATTTAAGTTCAATGAAAAGTTAATAACTATTTCTAGAGAAGTATCATCTACCATACCAGCGAATGATCTAGTAGCGAATTTATACTTCTGTGAGATAGCTGCAACATCTTTATGTAAACCGCCAAGACCTCCAATAGTATTTACGTGTTGTAATAATAACTCTTGTCCAGCAACTCCGTCTGGAGGTAAAATTGTTACCTCAAAAAGGTTAGCCTGTACTGGTTCAAAGTTCTTACCCTTCTTTTGTGTTTGATCTTCTGAATAATGTGGTAATGCCATAATTTGTATGTGTTTATTTTATATATCTAATTTTGTTATGCAAAGTTTCCGGTTGCAATTTCTCCCGTATTTAGAATTGTTACTCTCGATACTAAGATTTCAAGACCTTTAACTGGCTCAACAAATGTATCTAAAATACCCATGTTGTTGTCAATTACATCGTTAGTGTTGTTTGTTCCGTCCATAATGTTTCTATAGTCGTATACACCTCCGTCTTTTTTAACTGATTCCATAAATGAATCTGCTAAAGTTTTAATCTCTAATCTAGTTTGAGCATTGTTAAACTCAAATAAGTAGTTCTTCAAGATTTCTGCTAAACCATCTTCAATATAGATCATCGCTTCTCTTACGTGAGCAGAAGATAATGCTGATTGAATTGATTGTTGTGCAGTTTTATTACCTTTGATTGTTAAACCAACTCCTCTTTCGAATACGATTGGGTTAATTCCAAATGGCTCTAAGTAATCTCTATCGTTTTTGTCATATGCAAATTCTAGACCTTGTACACCTGTACCACCTACAACACCTCTTCTTGGTCCTGCAATGATAGACCATGGTAATGCGTCTAAATATTTGTCAATGTAGTTATTAGAAATATAAGCTGCTGGTGGAATAATTTTAGTTTTTCCATTTTCTAATACATTAAGTCCTGGTGAGTAGTAGAAACCGAAGTTTGCACCTTCATTAAGACTTGGTAATGTATATACTGCAGTTGGGTTAAGTTCTAAATTACCACCTGTTGAAACTAATCTTGTATCAAATGCTCCTTGACCATCTTTAAATGATGGGTTAGTTGCTGCTTTAAATTCTTTCACCATCGGTGCATTTAGAATTGCTGAAGCGTTTTGTCTTTCTTTACAAAGTTGTGTAATTTCTTCTTTATTAAGAATTCCACCTGCTTCTAAAGATCCAAATGTATCAACTACATATCTAAAAGTAATAGCGTCTTTATCAATTAATGTATTTGATAAACCGTTACCTGGTTTTAGTTGAGTTAATAGCTCTGCAATTGTTTTTTGCGTTTGTGTTGCTGCCGCTAATGGGAACATTGTATAAGTAGTTGTTGATTCTTCATATCTTTTAAGAGCATATGCTGGTCTTAAAGATACTGGTCTATGACATTCAAATTCATAAATATTAGATCCAGCATTTACTGTCTTTATAATTCTTTTGATTCTTGCTAATTTACCGCCGTCTGCTGGAATATACATTCCTACTGAAACTGTTGTCCAGTCAAATGTATCCTTTGCTTCTATAGCAGATAATTTAAATCTACCTGCACCTAATGCATTAAATGAATAATCTGCAATTTGTGTTGGTAACATAACTGCTCTAGAATTAGGAGCAATTGTTGTATATGTAAATGAAGTAGATGCTGTTCTACCATAAGCTGTAAGTGATGATGCTGATGCTGCTGCATATGTTGAGCTAAATGATTCACTACCTGCTGCAACTATTTTTACAACATTAACTCCGTCTAAATCAAATAATTCTGATACACTAGCAATTTCTACATAAGATTCAGCGTCTGCTGCCAATAAATATTGACCTACTATAAGACTACCAGCTGTAATTAATTGTCCTGCTGGTTGTGCTCCAACTTCTGGACATGCAATATAAATATCACCGTCTACAACTGTAACTGCACCTGCATTAAATGTAGCTGCTGTTCCTGCTACAAAACCTTCATATTTTGAAGATTTAATTGCATCTGATGTAGTAATTACTGCATCTGGACCGTTTATTGTAATAGTATCGATTGGTGTAAATTCTGTTGCACCGATAGAAGCTCTTAAGAAACCGTCTGTTGTAATACCTGCCGTAGAAAGTTCTAGAGCTGTTGTATTTTTTAACGTTACTGATTGACCATCAACTATTGCAACTTTACCAAGTGCAATATCTTCTGATGTAGCATCTTGTTCAACTCTGTGTGATAATACTTTATAATCTTGGTAGATGTTAAAGTTGTTACCAACAAAATCAATACGCTCTAATGCTTCTTCGTTAATAGCACAGAATAAACCTGTTCTTCTTGATTCCAAGTTAACTAAAGTTTCAATGTATAATTGACGACCTTCTTGATCTTGAAATTCAGGAATAACTGATCCAGTATATTGCGCTACTAAACTAACTTCTCTCAAAGCAGTAAATTTAGATAATTCAGATCTGAATAATCCTTTTTCGTTAAACATTGAACCGTATGTTGGGTCATTGTTCAATACAGCTGCATCAAAGTTTCCTTTAAATACAAATACATCTACTAAATAATCTGATACGTATTCTAAATCTTCAACGCCTTCTGGTACATTACCTTCACCGTACCATTCTCTTGCTGTCATTTCAAATCCAGAAGTATTAGCAGCTTGTCTTACGATAACTGTAATAGGTTCTTGTTTGATGTTAGCGAAAGTAATTGCATTATCAGATGATGATGATGTATTACTAGCAGCGTTTAATGTTTTAAGATCAGAAGGTACCCAAAATTTATCAGTATCAAATATGCTACTGTATTGAACAGAAGCAGAAGCTGCAGCTAAACCTTCTTCCGAAGAATTTGTTGCTGGAGATACCAATGCAATTCTATCTGCAGCATCAACCGCAGTTAAATTTAAAGCCAAGATCGGTCCTCTTGAAAGAGTTTCGATACATGATCTGTGGAAGTACATTCCTTTCTTTTCTAAAGATTTATCAATACCACCGAAAACTTGAGTAAATTGCTCTATGTTTTCTATGAATACTGGTGTGTTGTAAGGACCTTTTTTAGATCTACCAACAACTAACCTAATAGTTTCAGCCGGTATATTAACCGTCTGTGATTTGTCAAACTCTAAGCGATATACGCCTGAGCTCTTGAACTGTAATAATTGAGGACTTAATGCCATAGTTGTTCTATTTTATTTTTTTTTACTTTTATTATATATCTACTCTTCTTTCGAAATTTATTTAGATCAGGTCATAAATGTCATATTGTAAATCTCCGTCAGTTGCACTGTCTTTGTATAATACTAATTCCATTTCTCGATGTAAGTCTGGATCTACGAAATCCAGAAGTTCTTCAATGTAATCTGCATAGTCAGTTGTGTTAAAAAATTCAGTAGAACTGATAACTGTCATCACTGTGTCATCATTACCCATCTGAGCGCCATAACCACCTCTTGGTAAACCACCAAAAAGACTAGCTTCGTTTATTGTTGTTTCATCTGTTATATTTATCCTATTTATTTTATAAAGCTTTGCAAAATTTTGACAAAATATTGCTTTATTATCTGATTTAATTTTTATTCCCGCTTTTAATGTTTTAGAATCATGCCTATGTCTAAATTTAACTACCATTTCATCATCGAAATCATTCTTCTGTGGAAACACAGATCTTAAGTACTGGAATAACACAGATCCGTATGTGTTGTATTCTACTATCATCTTAACATTTTCATTATAAAAAATGTCAACTGATAATGTATATAGTATTTTAGCGAAATCTTCAATAACATGTTCATTAGATCTAAATATACCAACTTGATTTATTTTAAAGAAATCATACATAGCACCTGGATTTACAGCATTGTTTATTTCTTCACTATTCATTGGTTCTACTTGGAATATATTGATCACTGAATAATCACCTCCATTTCCTTCGGCAATATCTACTGAAAATACCCAGAAGTTTTCTTTAGCTCTGGCTGATTCTATATCGAATGTAGGATCCCACATTAAAAAGTCTTTGACATCAATAGATATGTAGTCAAATGCATCAAAGTCATGATAGACATACTTCTGCATACGCTTGCGCATTTTCTTAAGATCAATAGGATCTAATAATAAATTAGAAGATGAAACGAATTCATTTCCATATTGCCTATTAAATGCTTCTATACTTCCTAAGTTACCAAGTTCTCTTTGATACCATGCGTCATCTCTATCAGGGTGTTCCCACCAATCAATACGCATTGCTTTATACTCGTTATCACCACGATCTGCTGCGGCATATATTTGATAGAACTTATTAAATCCATTTGGTGTTGATGTAATCGTGATACGTGACACCTTAGATGCTGATAACGTAGGGTATACGTTTTCATAGAACGCATCTACAATTGTTGGATGTATATGTGCAAACTCATCTAGATACAGATTATGAATAGTAAATCCAATACCCGCTTTAGATGTTGTTGCTTGTCCAACTAATCTACAACCATTATCACACTTAACATTCATGACATCATACTTGATGATCCCTGGTTTCATAAAGAATGGTACGTTTTCTACAACAACCTTAGCTTTATCAATAATTTCTTTTGTTGAATCTGATTTATTGGCAAGTAGTAGAGTATTCTTATCTGTATTAAAAATGAGGTACCATGCATTAAAAATAGATGCTGTAACTGTTTTACCCATTTGACGAGAAGCTAAAACTATATTAAATCTTTCTTCTTGAAAGTTTCTTAGCATCCGTTTCTGATATTCTCTAAGTTTTACTTGTTGAATACCATTATCTGTCATTACTACTGCATACCTCTCTGCGAAATAAACAATATCTGTTGCACATCGTGCTAGTTCAGTTACTTCATCGTCTGTATATTCAAATACAATATTACCTTTACGTAGAAAGTTTTTACCTTCATAAAATGGCATGGCAACCTTAGGTCTAAAACCTTGATCCATCGCTATCATCAAATCATTTACTTGTTTAGTAGACCAAACAATTTTCTCTGATGCAACGTCCCCTTCTTCTTTGGGAATCCATTTATTATCTCCTACGTAATCGCTCATTATTCTTCTGTTGCTTCAATATCTTCAATATCTTCTAGTGCATCTTTTTTAATACCCGCTTGAATTGCAGCCATTAAATCCTTTGTACCTCTTTGAAGATTTTTATTTTCTGTACTTCCACCAGAATCTTCTATTTCTCTAACATCATCTCTTTTCTTGTATATCTCAATATCTCTCGCAATTCTCTTTGTGGATTCTTCAGAAGCCATTAGGTACATTGTTTGTGATTTGATTATATCTAACATTGATTTCTGTAAAGTTGCAAGAACTTCAAACATCCTTGGTGCTAATTCACCATCATCAATTGTTTGTAAAAGTGTTGTTAATGCTCTTTCTCCGGCTTGTAGTTGATAGATCAATGATGACATTGTCATCTCATCCATTTGTTTCTTAGCCTGAATATATTCGTCTTTTTCTATTATATCTGCATCTAGATAAAACTTCATAAGAGCTGTTATAGTCTTGGCTGCCTTTTTCGTGGCACCTGATTTTAACTCTTCATAACTAACTCTTGGTACTATATCAGCACGAGGCTGTTTCATTGGAAGATCTACTGGATCAGTTTCAACGTCCAATACGTTAGTGTCTCCTATTAAGTCATCTAATTCTCTACGGATTTGATCCGCTTGTTCAGATATATTCTTTTTCTTTTCTTCGCTCATAAATTATTATTTATAGGTTATATATCAACCTATATTAGCTGCGTATTATCTAGATTGATTGTAACGTCTCAACTGAATAGAAGGAATTGCATTATCTATAACTGTTGCCATGTGATTATCTCTGACGATATATTGTTGCAATATGTTAAGCCTTTGTTCAGATTCAATAGGCTTGTTAAATAGTCTGACATTCGTCAATTTTACCTGACCTGGCATAAGAGACCATTGTTTATTAGTAGACCAACCATATGATGATATATCTTTTGTTTCGTCTAATACTTTAGTAATACTTTCTTGTGTAGTGTTTGCAGGTAGTAAATTATTACCAGCTTCTAATCTAAATACAGTCGATGATATCTTAGCATATTTATTATTTAAGTTGAATACTAATCCATACCAAGTTGCTGATGTAACTGGTGCATCATATGCGAATTGGTGTACATCTCCGTTCAATTGAACAGATATATTAGTTGTTGTAGTTGATATTTTTAATCCCTTATCTCCAAGTAAACCATCTATAAGAGTGGCTGATGGGTTAATAGTTGTTAAATTAGGTTTAAACCAAAGTGAAATTGCTAAATTATCATCTGTTGCTATTTTTGATTTTTTCTTATATACTAATGCTTCTACATTAACATCTTTAATACTACTTAGATCGTATGTGTTTTTACTAATAATAGTCCATTTGTTTCTAATCTCTGTGTCAAGTATTGATAAGCTGTTATGTACTCTGTCTCTAATACCATCACTAACTGTTGTAAATACTGTTTGATATTGTTCTGGTTTACTAACTTTATCATATTCTTGTTGTATTTCTTCTCCAAAAACCTCATCTAATCCAGTAACTAAATCATCTAATTCTTGTTCTACTACGGTATCTGTGTGGATAGAACTTGATCTTTCTTCGTACTTCTTCAGTAATAATCTCCAATACGTAGTAGATACATTAAATTCGTCTGCAAACGATACAGAGTTTACTTCATACATCCTGTTCATTAAAGGAAAATATAAGTAATCTCTCATTCTAGGATTTTTACTTACACCAAACGCACTTTCAAATTGAGTTTTAGTTACATGAACTTCAAAATCTTCAAAGCCCATTCCATATATGTCAAACCTAAAATCATTAGTAGGCATTTCATTATCTGGGACCATTATTTTAAACTCGCCACTTTCTTGTACATTATATAATGAATATTCCATTAATATAACATCTCTAGATCTTTGATCAGGTTCTACTCTAAAATATTTAACAGTATGTCCAAACATATTAGTCGATAAATCACTAATTTGTTTATATAGATTGGTTGGTTTATCTAATGCGTATGGATTAAATAAATTTTCATCACAACCGGTTACTATATTAGCACACCCATTCATTGCGTATGGATCTGTACAATCTGTACAATACTGTGGACATGATATAATTTGTCCAGTAACTGTTTCTATATTAAAAGTAAGACTTAATAAAGAAAGGGAATGTGCAGTAGAAAGTCTATTGACTCTAAAACTAACAGTAATCCAAACTGGCTTAAGTGGATCAAACACAAGACCTAAAAGATCACTAGCGTTTGTATTGTTATTTAACGTTTGATATTCTGACATTATTCCGCCATCACTATCTAATGATTCTTGTGACCATTTAAATTCATAATCAAAGAAGTTATTAGCGTCTGTTGATTTGTAAAATTTAAGACCTGTTCCTGTAAAAATAGGTGGAACTACTACTGCAAACGTATTAGCATCAATTATAGCACCTACTTCAAATTCTGTGTTACCTACAATAAAAGTATCGCCTGTTACGAAATTAAAATTAGTACCTTGCCCTACAACAGTGTAATCACCAGATGTCATTGATATTGTACCAATTGTATTAGGCGTTGTTACACCTACACTTATATTCCACGAGTTAATACCTGTAGTATTCTCATATGGAGTAATTAGTTTGGCGTAAAATGTATCACCTATTTGATTTGCTGTAAAGTTATTTACCATTGATGTGACGACCAGTAGTCTTGTTTTTTATTATATATCTGAATTCCTGTCAGTAATTAAGAGGATCTCTGGATCATCAGCTTCATATGCTTCTAATTTTTGAATTATAGTGTTTATAACGCCGAATGTTTCACTAGCTTGGTCATCGCTCATATACATGTCAAGTACTGTCATGAGTGTTTTTAATTTAAATACTTTATACACTTGATCACTAGTTATCAATTTACATCTTTCTAGGATACTGTTTGTTATATTTAATTCTCTAGTGTCAAATAAATCAAAAAGTCTTAAAGAACCTCTAATTGTTTTGATATTGTATTTGATTGTTTTTATTTGATCAATCTTTACAATTCTATTATAATTTAGGTTTTTGTTTTGTGTTACTTTGATCCATGCTAAATTAGGAGTATTCCTCAATATTTGCCATATGAAATATATTGA